CTCTTATGAGTCATTTTCTCTGGGCCCCCCCTTTACCATCTAATGGCAGGGGTGGACCCAGGCTTAAAATTGACGACGACCCAAACGTCCTCTCAACTCAGGTCAAACTGGAAAAGTACTACCTTGAAACTAAGTTTCAGGGTGGCTTAACCAGATGGTCGCGCTTACCACGGTCCCTTCTAAGAAGGGCTGGCCTTCACTCTAGGAGTGAAGAACCAAAACCGATGGTTCAGTACGACCGTGACCAGCAAGTCTCAATTTTCTTGTCGAACCTTTGGTTCAAAGCTAGCCCAGCGCTAATCCGGCGCCTCCAGGAGGCACCTGACGTGCATGCCACCGCTCAGCGGTGGCTTGACACGGCGGACGGGGTGGTCCTTCCCTACCTCTTAGAGGCAGAGGAGTACGATTTTGAAATCGTAAACCACCTCACCCGCTTCGCGCTTGAGGGCTGTGCTAACAACTACGCGACGTTCATCAAGCGTCTGAAAAGGATTAAAAAACTCATCCGAAAGAGCTTAGCTCTTGAGGAGAGTATCCCACCATGTCGTGACATGGGCCCGTATATCAAATACTTTCGCCTACTCGCCCCGAAGGGGCAGGGAAAGCATGAGATAGGGACCCACGTCAACTTGTGGTGTCAGACGCGTGCCACAGGGCTGGCGGACAAGGCGATGGCTCGTGACTCACTAAGTAAGTTCACGGAGACCACAACGCAGCCTGAAAGCGTGACTGAATCGATCTTAGATCAATACAGTGACTCAATCAAGCGTGCTACAGCCATTGTCCGCTCAGTCCAGGGACTCCATGCTAAGATCTCGTGCGGGCCTAAGGCCTGCCTCGAGAACACTCAGCAGAATGGGGGCCAAACTGGAGAACTATGTCGCATAGTTAGGACAAGAAAAGTGAAGTATCGTTACGATCCTATAACTTTGGAAAGGGTGCACGATCCTCGGAGGATTAAATCCTCCGGGGACGTCCTGGATTACTGTGTGGAATGGGTTTTGGAAAACCCTGGACTAGCTAAGCTAGTCAAACCGCACGTAGTCCTTGAACCTTCCAAGGCTAGGCTCATTACGATTACTCCCTTCGCCGTTTCGCGAATACAAGGGATTGTCGCGCATTTAATCAGTCCCTGTCTTAGACAGAGATACCAGACCAAGTCTGGCATGATGAAATCGCGACACCTATGGAACCTTAACCACAATCTGCATCCTCAGGATACAGTTTGGGGAAAGGCCAAAGGCCATCCCGTGTGTTCGACTGACATGAGTAATGCCACTGATCAACACTCTCGCAGATTCGCTAAGCGAATCTGGAGGGAGATCCTGTGGCATCTCAAAACAGTTGAGGGAGCCCCCCTAGGCCTCGTTGCCCTAGCGGCAAAACTTCATACCTCTGAGAGGTACGTAGTTCCGCAGGACGACAAGGGCCGAATGATGATCGATAGTATGTTCAAAACTACTATTGGAATCTTCATGGGGGACTTCCTCACGAAATCAATCCTCACCCTGAACCAAGACATCTGCTTGCGCCAAGCGCAAGTGGAGGTCTATAGTATCGTGGGTGACGATATTTTGGCCATCGGCGAAGAAGAGAGACTTCATACCTATCTAGGCATTTCTTCGGAACTCGGAAACGGAGTTTCGGTGGAAGATACATATATCTCTAAGAGATTTATGTTCTACTGCGAGGAGGCTATGATTGTTCCAAGAACAACCTTAGATCTCCCCATAGTGCAAATCAAGAGAGGTGAATCTAAGATTCACTACCTTGATACACCGAGACTCCGACTGATGATCCCTACGTGCACTGAAACCTTAGGTTTCAGTGGAGTGCAGGCCGGCCGCTTTGCCTTGCTTGGCAAGGAAACGCGGTGGGTCCACACCACACATAGGGCTCAGGAGGCACTGTATGCAAAGGCTCAGCTTTTGCAACACATTATGCTCCCGTCAGAGAAGGACACCTTGTGTCCTTTTATTCCCGAAGAAATTGGCGGTGACGGATCTTTCTACCCGGATGAAAAGTTTGTTCATGCGGTCATCAGGACTAAGTCCCGAGACCCTGATGAAACCTATCACCGGATAGGAGATCTGTATAAATCCCGCCTAGGCCTACGCCTAGTTAGGTCTGATGAGTTGAATCAGGTAGTCACGAAGTACAAGCAATGGCTTCCAACAGAGGAACTTCTAAGAAGTTATCTCCCAGATGAGCTAATTGTACCGCTAAGCGATGCAAATAGATCACTGGCTTCACTTAGAGTGGGAGGATTTTTAGAATCCCCCCAGCGACTCTTTATGAAGATGGTGAAAGCTGCGTACTATCGTGCAATCCTCAAAGGTATTGACTACAAAGACCTTCCTGAGCTCCGCTTAGCGGAGCCCACGAAAGCGCTTGGAGTCAGAGGTGGTAAACCTGTCTTTGTATCCCTCACCAGGTTCTTAGAACACTGGTGTAACCCTGGCTTCTCTCAGAGCAGCCAGTCGGGATACCTAGTCAAGTCCCAACTCATACCAAAGGAGGACTACCTGTCTCTGGATTGGTCTTTTGGAAGACCTCGAGCGGAGTGGAAAGAAGCACTTGGTGCCTTTTTCCAATTCCACTCTGAAGCGATTCTCGACCTCGAGCAGCAAACCCTTGTTGATCACTTAGTGAACAACATGGATTTGCCTCGAGTGCTCAGAGAAAGACTTCACTTATTTGTAGAATCAGATTCTATAATAAAGGAGGAATTTACAAGAAACCTTCCGGAGGAGGAAACAATCACCCTTATCAGCAGGGATCTTCGACTCGGGGCGGACTTAGTCCGCCTCGGCGAAGCTCGGGGACGCAACTACCAAGTAGTTGTGTTCCGTCCCTGCCTCTACCTTGTAGGCAGACTCTACGATGATGAAGAACTTAGTTCTTCAAAAATCATAGAGGATCAGGGTGCAATGTTTTTCGAAGACGTAACCTCATTTGATGAGGGTTTGGGTCAAGATTGGATGTTCGAAACACCCATTCTGAAACTCAAAACACGTTATCGAAACGTTTGGGTCGTCGACAGAATCAACGCCAGAGCAACCTAGCTGTGCTTAGCACAGCCGCGGTGAGAGGATTTGGAAATCCTTTCCGCTTTGAGAGCCTGGGTCAACCCCG